CCGGACTGTTTCCAGTCTGGACAAGTGATGAAGTCTGATCGCTCAGAATTCCACTGTATGGCTTAGAAAGCCGGCATCTTCAGCTTGAAGGTTATCTTGATTGGGCGTTATGGACGCTAGTCAAGGTTTGATGGATAGTTGGAGAAGCAGTGTGAAAACTGTCTCCGCAGCATTGTTACTGCTTTTGAACTATCATCCTGGGCTCCGCTGTATGTGTTGCTTGCAAACTTCTCAACGAATGTCTGCCCTCAAGGTAGTCTACTCGAGAAGTACCCAGCATTAATGATGATATATTACAATCATTATGTTGGGGAACCGACATGCACCGGAAGTCGCGCACCCACCAGGTACTAGGCCTGGATAGTTTCAACCTTCTACCAAGAAGGGAAAGCAGAGTGGCACTCCATTGAGCAGACGGTCGATTCTACGTGTGTATGACTAACACATAAAGTCTATCACGCACTAGCGAGAGGTGAGATCCTCGTTAAGGAAATCCTCCGCAAAATGGTTTGACTGTGCAGTGTAACACATAGACCTACCCGTAAGGGAGCTAGGAAGGAGAAGTAGCTATACAGGGGCTTTCGGGCGCCGACCCAGAACCCAGGTTCTGGTGGGCCATATGGGGTCATGAGTACATGAAATATGGTCACTATAGTGAAAATCTACTTGTGTAGAATGTTCAGTGTGAACCGTTGTGGAGGGGGGCGTAGAGCCCTCCGTTTTGTTGCTTGGAGCAACCACAAGGCACAACCCCTCCCTTAACAGGGTGCCTGCGGCCCCTTGGTCCTTATTGGGGATCAAGGGAAACCGAAGGATACTTTGGGTTTCGGATGATAGAGAACCTGAGATAGTCTCAAAGGTCCCAATAGTAATAACGGGGGGGAGGGTAACACCTCTCTTAAGTACTCATCAGGATCCCTGTAATGGTTGTATATTAAATACTTACACTATTATATATTTATCATTATGAAGCAACTTTTTTCTCCTTTACAGTTGAAAAAAGCTTCAAGTATTTGGCAATCTGGTGTAAAATCCAGTAGACGATTAGTGGGGTTGCTCGTAAGGGCAGCCCCGCTTCTCGTGGGTAGTAATTCCTTGGGTTGGGTAAAGGCATGCTTTGTCTTTTCTAGATTTGTTATAGGAGTGAGAAAGTCCCAGGGAGACCGAGGTTTAGCAATCTATCTCAAGACTTGTAACGTGGTTTTACTACGTTATTTAGGCGAAGAGACGAGAGTTCAGCCAAGGCTCGTTGGGGCGGCAGTTACTCAAACGAATTCTGGTATCCCCAGAGTAATTCCTGGTAACCATCGTTTACGCATCCGTCAGGGCGATCGAGGAGTGATTCGCCTTTGGTTAGGGTTCTTTACATTGTATCGAATTCTTAATTTCAAGGGAAAGATGAGCTTTAAGACCGTTACTGATCCGGGAGTGGTTATACCTGATCGTTTCATGAAGGCTTGGGATACACATGTCGTGTGGTTCCAGGCTGAATTGGCTCGGTTAGGGGCGAACCCTCTTCGAAGTGTTTTGGTTGCGAGTCGTCCTGCCAAAACGGGCATACGATCCTTTGCTCGAGTGAGAAATCACGAGAGTCCGGGAAAGTGGTGTCCGCCAGGTGGGGTGATCCGTAAGGAGATACTCGGGTATACGGTTCGGTGCATTGCCTTGATGACCTCTAGTCCTAACTCCCAACGGGAGGTCTTGGACAAAACTAAGTCAAAGACCCTTAAAAGCAACCAG